AGGGGTTAGCATTTAGCTAACCCCTTATCTTATTTGGCGGAAGCGCAGAGATTCGAACTCTGGAACCCTTTCGGGTCGCCGGTTTTCAAGACCGAAGAAAAATAAATAAAAATCAGTATAATACGCAAAATAGCCGAAAAGTTAATCAGATTTAACACCAAGAAAAATCAAGATGTTAGGGAGTTATTCAGAGTTAATATACCAAGTCTTTTTGCCAGAAAATTTTCTGAATTGCCTACTTACTGACCACAAGCGGTAAATCCAGTGTTGGTGTGATTTTTGTTTTACGATCGTAAATCAACACCTGATTTTCTGTTTTGTGTCCACTGAAAATTTGTTTGTCGCGACTGCTGCCTTCGTAATCTGAAATCCCTTTGGCTTTTATGTCATGGAAGTTGCACCCAAACGGAACGTCGGCTTTTTGCTCGGCTGCACGTTTGGCCTGATTCCACCAGTTGTTCAGTGTCTTAGCTATGACCTTCCCGCCTTTGGTTGTGTTGATCACATACTCGCATGTGCCGGAAGATACATTTCGGGCTAACTGGATCGCCGTACGTAATCGTGGAGACCATTCCTTGATTTGTTTGGTGCCGGTCTTGTTTTGCTCAATGTAAATCCCTTTGTCCATAATATCCTGCCATTTCAGCTCGAACACATCACCGAGCCTTGCCGCACAGAGATAGGATATCTCCATTGCAATACGTAACTGTGGAATTGCTTCCGCATATATCGCAGCATACTGTTCATCGGTGATGTAAACGGTACGGGCTTTAAGCGTGAATTTTCTGACCCCTTTGCATGGATTATTTTTCACATACCCACGCTCATATCCCCATCCGTATACTCGACTCAGACTTGCCAGTTCATGGTTAGCCTGGGTCTTACTCTCAAGTCCCCGCTTATCCATGAAAATTCTTACCTGCTCAATTTTTACATTATCAGCAAGCACTTTTCCGAATACCGCCAACAATGCCCTTTGATGTTGCCGATAATCTTTTTGGGTTCGGGGGGCCAGTTCTGTAAATGCAGGGGAGTCCATAAACATGTGCCATAATTTAGCTACAGTCATTATGTTGTGGAGTTTTGCTTTTTCCAGCTCATAATTTTGCCAGACTTTAGCTACGCTGGTTTCCCGCAATCTTCCGAGCCCTATAGTTCTTGTGCTTCCTTCGGGTTTCCATACGTAACTGTAACCATTCGATCTAACTCGCGGTGGTAGTGCATTATCTTTTTTGTTTTTTCTTGGTCTTCCCATTGTTCAGCGCCTCAAAATCGGGGTCAGCGGAAACCAGCTCAGGTGCTTTTGGCATCGTTGTCAGTCCGTGCGGAATATCCCTGCGAAGAACTATTGGTTCGTTTTTAGGACCGATTACAAATGGGATGCCGTGCAGCCTTAACTGGTGTTGTTGTTTTGTGTATCGCTTGTATTTCGTGATCTCTTGAATCTCTGTTGGCGATAGCGTTAATTCGTACATGTGGTCACGCGTCTTACAGCATGACCGCCGTCAATATAATTCGGAGACGGCGATCAGGGGTGAACATTAAAAATCAACCGGATTCGGGATCAGTTTTTGCCAGATTGCTGAAACGTATTTTGCCTGGTAACGGGCGTCATCAAGTGCATTATGGCGCTCACCTTCGAATGGAATAGCCGTTCTGGCATCGAAGTCTATGGCTTTCCCCAGCTCAACGATTGTGCGTACATCGCGATCGTTGTAGTAACGCCACGGGCAGGGGATCCCCTGCCGTTCGTATGAACGGCGCAAAATCGTGTTGTCGAAGTTGGCTCCATTTCCCCAGACCTGAACAAAAAATTCGCCGGAGTTTTCGTCGATAAATTCCCGCAATTGTAACAGTGCATCATCTAACGGGATTTCATCGGTCATAATGGCAGATTGCGCCTCGCGTGATTGCTTAAGCCACCATTTAATGGTGTCCCGATCAATGACTCCGCCAGCAGTTTCCAGATCGATAGTCTTACTAAATTCCGGTCCCATATCTCCGGTTTGCGGATCGAAAAATATTGCACCTATTGAGATAATCGGGGCATCAGGATTTTTTCCCATGGTTTCAAGGTCGATCATTAGATGGTCACACGTCCTGCTGGTGGATGTGATAACGCGATGACCGTTCACCGTAATTAAGGGATCTGCCGTCTCGCCAGTTTCACTATCGCTGGCGTGATCCTGAGCGCTGCCAGCATTCTCCTTGTGTGGGTGTTCAGCGCCTTCCATTTCCTCCGGATCATCTTCCTGAACTTCAACCTGGTTCTTGTCATCGAATGTTTCTTGGTATGTTGCGTCGCCCATCACCGCACCACAATCAGGGCAGTTGCCACCACCGCTCTGACCGCAGGCGGTGCAGATTTTTTCCGGTTCCTGTTGCACTACTGGTTCAGGTTGTTTCGTTTCTGGCTCGTTTTGTTGCGTATTTGGGCTGTTTTGTTCCGCTTTCTGGTCGTTCTGTTCCGTTTCTTGCTGGTTCTGGTTCACAGTATCGCGGGTCTGGAGCCCCTTAACCCATTTCGGATCATTCGGGTCGCTAATCCCTTCAATAAATTCACCACGTGATGCAGCAAGCAACTTATCGGCGTCAGGCTGGCTGATATTGGCTGCCTGCATAATTTTGTTTACTTCGTCAGCGGTAACTTTTACCGGTTCTGGCTGTGCGGTCGTGTCAGATGCACCAGTATTTTGTTGTGAACCTGAGTATGTGCCATTTTTTCGGGCAAAATATTCTTCTTTTGTGATTTCAGTGGCGCCAGCAGCCAGTGCCTTATCCAGACCAGAGAGTTTGTTTGCGCGACCGTATTTTTCGCCATCCTTGTCGGTGAAGAGGAAGTAGAACGGCCCCTCACGCTCTACAGATGGTTCGACTTCCACTTTGCATTCGGTTTTTTCGTTGTCCGGAATTGCCGTTTCCACTGCATCAGTTTCTGGTACTGGCGACGAGAGAGCATCAACAGTGCCCAGGTCTGTTCCTTCATTCTCAAACACGCCCTTTGTCGTCAGGTATTCGCAGATATATTTGTTCAGTGCTACGGGATCTTTGTGAATGTCGATCGGACGCTCACGGACAAGGCCAAAAATAGTTTGGCGGTCGTAGCGAAGGGCATCAGGCTGTTTGCGCATGATGCCGAGATACGCTTCCAGTCTTCGCGGTCGTTGTCGATAACTTCTTTTTTGCCCAGCGATGGATGCTGCCGTCAATGTTTCCGGCATCCACATCACCAGGCCAGAGAGCGTAGGCCAGTTCGTCATCCAGTGTTTTCCATGTCTGCTTGTATTCGCGATGAATGGCAGCAATGACCGGGCTGATTTTTCCTGTTGAATTTTCAGTGTACTGTTGATTGGCTCTGGCGCGGGCGAGATCAACAACAGACGTGTATTTTCCGGTTTCCTTGCGTTCACCTTCGCGACGTTTTTTCCAGATGCGCATCTCTGCCTGAATTTCGGGCCATTTAGCACCAGGAATACATTTATGCTTAACCCACCCAATGGCGTGCAACTTAAGCTCCGGATACATGGCGTTAACTTCTGGCATTTTCATCAACGCTTCAACGATATGTCCGTCGAATGTTGCCATGTCTTCCTGCAACAGTTCCTGTGCACTAATCACCATATCAACGGTGATGTTTTCACATGTGTCGAACTTAACCATGACAGCGTTCTGTACTTCAGGGGCCAGCTTGTCAAAAGTGACGTTCATCGGATTTGATTCAGTCTCAACCGGGACAAAGGAAGCTGACTCCTCATCCCAGCGGTTTTCCTGCATATATTCAGCATCCCAGGAATCGAGGGCAGGGCGGGGTATACCGGGTTTATCCTCGCAAACAAGAAATTTATAAGCGCAGTCCTGAGCAGCCGGATAATGTTCCAGGAATTGCCAGTGAAATTTTGCGCGGGCGCGACGTTCATCACCGGCTTCAATGGCAGTGGCTACAGCGACTGCACCTTCTTCCTTTATTGCCTGTTCGTCCGGAATGGCGGCGCAAATAAAGACTTTACTCATGTTGTTTTAACCTCATTACAGATTTAAGGGTGAACAAATCCCTGCCATTGCTGACATATAAAAATGAAACCGGATATTAATTACGGTGCTGTTTTAAGTCCTGCCGGGATTTCGTTATTATCCATGTGAATAACTTTATCGACCGGATAGCAGTTACCGGGAATTTTTTGTTCTGCTGCGGCAGCCATGCATTCTTTCATTGAACCGTAAATGTCAATAACCATGTCAACAGGCTCGCCAGTATTAAGAAAAACAGTCAGAGTGAGGGCAATAGCAGTATTCATTGCCAGTATCCTTTTTGCATCGGGCGTAAACGTGCCAGCATTGAAAGAATGCATATTTTATTTAATAGCTCCCGTTCGTGTTTTCTCTTATTAATGGCATCTTCAGTAAATACAGGGTTACTGATTCTGACACCAATTTCAAAACAACCTTCAGACGTATTGACGTTTGGTAATAACGTTTCCATTATCGCGTCCTCAACAATGAATTTTGTGATGCGGTGCCTGGTGCCTCCAGGTGACGTTAACCAGTTAATAATTAACGCCGGATACAGAGAACCCACCCATAAGAACCAATACGGAAGTCAACTGGCCTTTTTAACTGTTCCGCGTGCGCTGAGCCGCATTCACCGCATCACAAAATTCACTTTAAAAGGGGCGGGTATCATGGGAAAAACAAAACGGATACCCGCCAAAAGGTAATCAACATGGGTTGTTGCAGCGGGGTTGTCACTCAGGCGTATGGTCAACCTGACAACCCGGTGGACATTTGCGAGGAACGGAGAACCCCCGCCATACTTACCGCCGCGCCATTTCGCGGAGTGCCACAACCGGAAGCGCACGGTCGACGAAAATTTAACGACAGGCTATCTATGAACCAGCAACCTCGCCGTGCGCTTTCGCGTTATGCTCTGACTTTTCAGAGAAATATCCTTTCAGTAAACTGTCAGTGCCGGATGCTCACCCGTGTCCGGCGCACACACTCCACCTCACCTGTGGAGAACTCCTTAATTACCAACCCTCAGGAGGGTGAATGTTAAAATCAACGCTTATTGCTAAATGCCTTTATCAAAATCGCATGGTAAGCAGCATTTCAATAAGCGAATCTGCAGTTAAAAGTATTTTCGAAGAGTACTTTCCCGGGCATGATTTTAATAAATGGAATACCAAATTACCGCCAGCAGTTTCAACGCGTATTCTGAAAGCAACTGAAAGAGCAAGTACAATTCGCGTTAACTATTTCATTAAAGATTTGTGGGATCTTTGATATCCACAGAGCCTAAAGTATGTGCATATGGATGTGCTATTGTGCGCCCCTGTAAATTTGCATCGTTTTCTAAATCTTTTGATTTCAACAGAACATCAGCAAGACTCTGAATCATGCAGAGATAATCAAAAACAGTTGCCGTTTCTGTTCTGATTGCTGAAATAACATGACCATTCAGGCAAACAGAAATTACCCGTTCATCAATATCGTTTTCCTGTTTTTGATTATCAGAACCATATAGCCCTGAAAAAGCATTGCGCACATTACGAACCATATTATCGATGGTTTCTTTTTTGGTGTGTGCCGGGTCAATTTTCACCAGACTATCACCGAGTGTCGTTGCAGCAATTATCTGGATTTCTTTTGGTAAATCTTTAAATTCCATTATTAGCCTCGTTGGTTAACCATTAACGTGGGTATGTAATCATTCTGGCAATGCTTAATGCCGCTGCTTTTTCCAGATTGGTGATATCCTGCTCCAGAGCGGACAGATTTTCAGCCTGCTTAGCCCTGGCTTCATTGGCCCATTTCAGATCCTGCGCAGCCTTAATTTTCTGGTGCATCCACTCATAAAGTTCATCATCGGTATAGTCTGGCGCGATGATGACGGGTTCTCGTTTCTGCATACTGATTCCTCGCGGTGCTGCTTCGCTTATCAACCGTTAGATTTTGCCGAACTGGAAAGCGCCTGTTTAAATTCGCTGAAGCTGAGGGCTTCTTCGCCTTCGGCAAGGCCTTCGAAGTATTCTTCGTAAGCCTTTTCCATGATTGTGTCGAAATCCATATCACTCACCTGAGTTTCTTTCCAGCCAGCGACGGGCACCATTTTCGGTTTTAAACGTTTTGCTTTTGGTATACGTCATCGCGGTGAACGTGCCGTCCTGGTTGGGAAACACGCCGTACACCAGAGATTCGTTGTTACCAAGATCGATAGTATCCATGTTGACCTCATTTCCCCTTAACGCCGGGTAGCGGAACTGTTTGCTGAGAACACCGTGCGGTGTCTTGATGGGTGGTAATTTAGTTTTCTCATGAGTGTTGGTCAAGTGCTTTTAATGAGAAAACTCAATATTTAATGCAAAATAAAGCCAATACATTGAAATGTAAGGCTTTAAAATTTGTGAAGGGGATTACTGATGTTTGTTACGTTTGCGAGCTTCTAGTAGCTCGGTGAATAGGCGATTAAAATTCTCAACGCGGGCACGGAGTTCGCTGATTTGTGCTTGCTGCTCTGATTTTGGAAGTGCGCGATACAATCGCAACATCTCCAACTCATCTTCCGATAAGTCTAAGGCGCTGTTGAGTGCAACTGGTGGATCTGGTGTTTTATCCTCGTCACCAAACAGTATCCAAGTTGGTGAACATTGCAATCCCTCAGCCAGGCGATGCAAATTTTGCCCACGCGGGGCTGTATGGTCGCTTTCCCATAGTGAAATTGATGAGCCAGATACGCCAGCGGCTTTGCTTAAATCGTTTTGACTTAAACCAACCTGTTTGCGTCTTTCTCTAATTCGTTGACCTAAAGTTTTCTCGTTCATATTTAGATATCTTAATAACCCTTGACTTGAGATTCCTTGAGTGATTACTATTGAGAAAACTCAATTTTGGAGGGGTGATGTTTAAATCAGACGTAATTAATTTTTATGGGACGAAAGCCAAAGTAGCGAAAGCTGCTGGTGTTGATCCATCTGCTGTTTCTCAATGGGGGGAACTGGTTCCTGAAGGTCGCGCGATGCGCCTGCAAGAGGCATCCGACGGGGAACTTCAGTACGACCCCAAAGTTTATGACGAATATCGTAAGGCAAAGCGGGCGGGGCGGTTGAACAATGAAAATCACCCCTGAACAGGTTTGTGAGGCTCTGGATGCCTGGGTATGTCGACCAGGAATGACACAGGAGCAGGCGACGATATTAATCACGGAAGCATTCTGGGCTCTGAAAGAACGCCCGAACATCGATGTTCAACGCGTCACGTTTAATGATGGCGAGGTTGATCAACGGGCGCTGGGCGTTAACCGGGTGAAGATATTCGAACGCTGGAAAGCTATCGACACCAGGGATAAGCGGAAAAAATTCACGGCGCTGATTCCGGCAATTATGGAGGCTATCCGGATTAATGATTTCAGGTTGTATCGTGAAATTACTGACGGAAAAAGCATTACGTACATGATCGCCGGGTTAAATAAAGAATATGGCGATGTGGTGGAATCCGGACTGCTTTTTGCAGATCCAGCTGTAGTGGATCGTGAAACTGACGAACTTATAGAAAAAGCAATTGCTTTCAAGCTTGCGTATCGACAGCAATACCAACAAAAAGCTGGATGGAATTATGAGTCTTCTTTTTGCTGAACGCCCACTGGTTATAAACACGCAGCTGGCAATGAAAATTGGCTTAAACGAAGCCATTGTTTTGCAACAACTGCACTACTGGTTGAGAGATACCAACTCCGGCATGGAATGTGATGGTGTTCGCTGGATTTATAACACAACGGAACAATGGCTGGAACAGTTCCCATTCTGGTCAGAGTCAACGTTAAAGCGCGCGTTTGCAAGTCTGAAAACGCTGGGGCTTTTGCGTTGTGAAAAGCTCAATAAATCAAAGCGCGATATGACCAATTTCTACACGATCAACTACGGGAACGAGCTTTTAGATGGTGGCAAAGTGAGCGAATCCATCGGTTCAAAATGCGCCGCTCCATCAGGTCAAAATGACACGATGGAAGAGGTCAAAATGAAACGCTCCATTGGTTCAAAACGACCCAATGTCATCGGGTCAAAATGGCCTGATGATCTTACAGAGAATACAACAGAGATTACTACAGAGAATAAAAACACTTTTCGTCCGGAAGCTTCGCAACCGGACCCGCAGACGACTGAACAGGATTTTTTAACCCGGAACTCCGACGCGGTTGTGTTTAGTGCGAAAAAACGCCAGTGGGGTAGCAGGGAGGATTTGGCGTGTGCGCAGTGGATCTGGGGGCGGATCGTGGGTCTCTACGAACAGGCAGCCAGTGATGATGGCGAGATCATGCGACCAAAAGAGCCTAACTGGACTGCCTGAGCCAATGACGTGCGCACAATGCGGATGCTGGATGGCAGAAGCCACAGACAAATTTGCGAAATGTTTGGTCGGGTTCAGCGAGATCCATTCTGGGTAAAAAACATCATGAGCCCGTCAAAGCTCCGCGAAAAATGGGACGAACTGGTCATCCGCCTGGGACGTTCACCTGTACAGCGTTGTGTTAATCATATTTCTGAACCGGATACAGAAATTCCGCCTGGTTTCAGAGGATAAGTGTTGATTTCAGGTCATGAGGTAATTTTAAGGGGGACTTGTGGCAAAAGTTTTTACACAAGAAGAGCGGGAAAAAATTAAATGGCAGGTGGTGGAACTCGTGCGCCAGAGCGGCCGTGAGACGTTACGGCAACTGGAAGCTAAAACAGGTGCGACTAGATATCTGATGAGCGTTCTTGCCAGAGAGCTGGTAGCCAGTGGCGATGTATACAACTCCGGCTACGGGTTATTCCCCTCTGAACAGGCGCGTAAGGACTGGCAAAACGCCCGCAAAAAACTCTCGAGGGCAAAGGTGAAGAAACCTGCTGTGGTTGATCCGGACCTTATCTGGTCATCACCTGACGGAGAAATACGTCGCTACGACAGTCGCCTAAACATAATCTGTCGCGAGTGCCGGAAGAGCGAAGTTATGCAGCGCATACTGGCTTTCTATCAGGGTAATTTTCAGGACGTGGCGCAGTGAGTGCACCGGCAACCATTCTTGATATGTGCTGTGGCAGCCGCATGTTCTGGTTCGATAAGTCTGACGAACGGGCGATATTCAGCGATATCAGAAAAGAAGGATACACATTACGCAATGGGAGACGCTTGATTATCAGCCCTGACATTATCGCAGATTTTCGTGCATTATCATTTGCAGACGCATCTTTTTCGATGGTTGTATTAGACCCTCCGCATCTTGAGAGTGTTGGTGATAACGCCTGGATGGGAAAGAAATATGGACGGCTGAATAAAGATGCCTGGCGTGATGATTCGCGACAGAGATTTAAAGAAGCCTTTCGGGTGTTGAGGCCGCACGGCGTTCTGATTTTTTAATGGAATGAAACGCAAATACCGGTAAGCCAGATTCTGGCACTGACAGACAGAAAACCTGTTATCTGTCAACGAACAGGGAAAAAACGATAAAACCCACTGGATTATTTTTATGAAAGAGGCATCCAGTGAGTAGATTCGTAAGGCTACAGATACGTATATCTGAATAATTAAATTCAGTTCTG